TGTAATTTTATTATCACGGTCTTAGATCCTGGTGATGCACCAAATGTTGTAAAAGGTGACATCGTATATGTTGCTGATGATGCAGTAGAAATTACTTCTGCTACCGATACTGCCAGTGGTCTAACTTCTGGAAGTATTAGTCTAAATTTACCATCAACTTATTTTGGAACTATTCCTTCTAATGGAACATTCCCTAAACTTAAGTTGACAGCAACTCTTGAAGTTTCTAACGCAAAACCAAGACTCAAGACCGCAGTAAGAAATAAGAGAATTGTTATTACTTCTGCTGGTGATCGTATTATTCCATTCAGAGGAACAGATTATGATACTGAAGTTGTAGAAACTTTATCTTACTCAGATGCATTCAAGTTGAGATATGTTTATGAGGGAACGTCATCTCAAGCACCGAATGTTGATAGCGCAGGCAATCTAATTTCTGGTACTGATGTAAGTGCAAGATATACATTTGATAATGGTCAAAGAGATACAATCTATGATGTTTCTCGTATTGTTTTAAAACCAGGGTTTGAACCAGCTGCTGGTCAATTGCTTATTGCATTTGATTACTTTGAGCAGTCTCAAGGTGACTTCTGTACGATTGATAGTTACTTACATGAAGCAGGTGTTCCTGAAGATGAAATTCCATCGTTCAATTCTTCTGTTCATGGAAATCTAGAACTCAAGAACGTTATTGACTTTAGACCAAAAGTAGATAGCACTGCTATCATTCCTGGTTTCCTTAACAAAGCATCTTTAGAAGTTACTGCTGGTTCTTTTGCTGGATCTGGTGCTGTTCTTGCTAGCACGCCAGCTCCTGATTTAGGACTTGAGTATACTTTCTCGTTTAGTCAGATTCAATACCTGGATCGCATTGATGGTATTTTCTTAGATAAGAAAGGAAACTTCCTTGTCAAAGAAGGAAACTCTTCACTCAATCCATCTAAACCAGATCCTATTGATGATGCTGTACCTCTCTTCTATGCATATATTCCTGCATTCACGAAGACAACTAAGGATGTAAGAATTACTCCAGTTGACAACCGCCGTTACACAATGCGTGATATCGGTAAATTAGAGAAGCGTATTGAGCGTCTTGAGTATTATACCACACTTAGCATCCTAGAGCAGCAAGCTCTTAACATGCAAGTCAAAGATGAAATTGGACTTGACAGATTTAAGTCTGGTTTCTTTGTTGATAACTTTGAGGCACACAGTATTGGTAACCTGTCTTCTTTAGATTATAAGTGTTCTATTGATAGTCAGCAATCTGTATTGCGTCCTCAAGCAAAAGAAGATTCTATTTCTCTAGAGGAAGTCAATGTAAGAGAAGATCAGAGAGCAGTCTCTGGATACAAGAAGTCTGGTGATATGGTAACGTTACCATATACTCCACTATCACTACTTGGAAATGACTTTGCATCTAAGAAACTAAATCCAAATCCATTTGTTGTTCTCCAATATGTTGGTGATGGTGAAGTATCTCCATCTGTTGATCATTGGTATGATCAATCTGAAGAACCACTAGTAGTTGATACTAATACAAGTCTATTCAACATTTTCTTAGCAAAAGAAAACGTAAAAGAAAGTTTCTCCAGTCTTTTCAATTCTTTTGTTGTTAACTGGGTCGGTACATCTACCTCGTTCACTGCAATCAATTCTCTTGGTGAAGTTAATACACAGCAAGCTACAACTTCTGTTTCTAGTGCTTCTGTTGGTAGTTCTTCCAATATTAGTCCACAAAACAATGAAGTTGGAAAGGGCGTTCCTACAAAAGCAATTGGAGAAAGTCTAGTATCTACTTCTTTGGCGTTCTTTGCTAGAAGTATTCCAGTTAGATTCGTTGTAAGACGAATGAAGCCTAACACCAAACTATATGTTTTCTTAGAAGGTAGAGATATTGGTCGCTGGGTCAATCCTGATCTCAGATTCACTGGTATTGCTGGCAACTCTCTGTCTGCATTCAATGGTGAAGTTACTACAGATGAATATGGCAATGCTAGTGGTTTAATTATTGTTCCTGCTGGTTTACCACCATTAGAAAATACTACTTGGACTGGTGATGTTGATACTGTTGCATATGACACTTCCGCAGAAGAAGTATCTGTAACATCTGGTGTGCTAACTTTCAGATTTACTTCTAGTGCAACCAATGCTCCTAAAGAAGAAGTAGATAGTTACACCGAAGTTAAATATTATGCTACAGGTCTTCTCCCAGAGAATCCTGCAAGCATTGTTTCTACAAAACCATCTTACTTTAAGTCCAATGAGGGTGTTCAGTTAATTGAAAGCAATACTGATAATCCTATCAGACCTAACCCTCTTGCACAGACCTTTAAGGTTGAAAATCTTGACGGTGGATGTTTTGTAACTGGTGTTGATTTCTTCTTCAGCAAAAAGAGCACTAATATTCCCGTAAAAGCATACATTACTAATGTAGATGCAGAAAAACCTGCTAAGAACATTGTTCCTGGATCTGAGAAAACTCTAGCTCCAAATACTTTCCTTAAGTGTTTTGCAAGCGGTAACATTGCTGTATACAAAGGAGAGAGTGTAACAGGCGCATCGTCTGCTGCTTCTGGTCCAATTCTTCAGATCTTTGACAAGAACAATGTAGAACTAGTTGCAACTGCATCTGGTAAGTATAGTCTCACTAATGAGCAGGTATATACTGTTGTTCTAAGTAACCATAATGGCAAGTCTTTTGTGCAGAACGAAGATTTAATTATTCCTTCTGTTACTGAAGCAAATGCAAAAGATGCTACAGATCTAGTTCTTTCTGTAGCAAAAAATAGTGGTAAACTATCTGGTATTAGAATTACCAATCCTGGTCAAAATTATGACAGTGCAATTCTAACTATTGAGAGTCCACAACTTCCTGGTGGAGCTACTGCTACCGCAAGTATTGAAGTATCTGGTGGTAAGATCTATAATGCTGAGGTATCTCTCACTGGTTTTGGTTACACAGAAGCACCTTCTGTGGTCGTCAAAGGCGTTGGAAACGGTGCGGGTGGATGTGAGATCCAAACGTTTATTGAGATTGATTCTCCTGCCGTTAGAATGGGCGTAGCAGTTGATGCTGGTGAAGTAACAAACTCCACAACTCCCACACATTTCGCATTTGATTATCCCGTGTATCTACAGAACGATACCGAGTATGCTCTAGTAGTTGAGACTGATTCAACTGATTATGAAATGTGGGTATCTAGACTTGGTGAGACTGACATTGCAACTAGCACTGTTATCACTACACAACCATCTTTAGGTTCTGTGTATCGTTCCCAAAACACTGAGAGCTGGACTGAGGATATCTTTGAAGATCTTAAGTTTACTCTATACAGAGCAGAATTTGATATCACGAGACCTGCAGAACTTCTACTTAAGAATGCAAGTCTTGGATATGAGTTGTTGGATGCCAATCCAATTGAAACAAATGCAAGTTCCAACTCTGCTTCTTCATCCACTCTGTTCAAAAACAACAACGCTGTTGTTAAAGTTAATCATAGAGATCATGGATTTGAGGATAGTGGCGACTCCTATGTGTTCTATAGAACTGCAGTAGAAACTGGTGGTATTACAGCATCAACAATTAACAGTAACTTGTTCCAAGTTACTAACTCTGGTGTTGATTCTTACAATATCACCTCCCCATCTCAAGCTGCTGGTAATTCTCTAGGTGGCGGAACATCTGTATATGCAAGTCATAACAGAAAGTTTGAAACACTATATCCTCAGATTCACTATCTAACATTTACAGGAACTACACTAGATGTATCTGTAAAGACAACAAATGTTGTCCCTGTTGATTCTTCTACGACTAACTACACGTCTTATTCTCAAACTGAGTTTGAGAAAACATTCCTCAATGAACCACATTACTTTACAAATCAAAAATTAGTCGCATCTGATATTAATGAGACTCTCAATAGTCTCAGCAGATCCTTGACATATAAGATGGATCTTTCTTCCACATCTTCCAACTTGTCTCCAATCATTGATCTCTCTAATGCTACTGTAAAAACAGTAAGCAACAGAATTGAAAATGCTACAGGGCAAGAAACCAGATTTGGTAGAAGAGATCAAGTCATTGAATTCTATCCTGTATATCAGTTTGAACTAGCTGGAAATGCTGGAACAGAAATTCAAGCGAATCAAACAATTCAAGGACAGACATCCAAGACATCTGGAACTGTTGCAAGAGTCAATGGTCAGGTTGTTTATGTAAGAGTCAAGACTTCTCAGTTCTTCCAAAAAGGAGAAACTGTAGCACTTGGAAATCAATCTTCTCTGACAAACGTCACGGTAGATTCTAATCCAATACAAGTCTTTGCATCTATTGATGATGGTTCTACTATTGTAGCAAGAAACCCATCGGTAATCCTTGAGACTTATGATAATGTAATTACTGGTAAGACTGTCATCTGGAACAGTCAGACTCAAGAGTTGACTGCAAGAGTTGATATTAAACCGATCAACAACAGCTACACCGATAGAATTATTGATAATGCAGTCTATAATAGAAATGCGGTTGTTGGTGATCAACTTGCTGATATCTTCCGCGTAGGTGATTTCATTAAGTATCCTAACCAACCAGATGAAGAAGCAAATTATCTAGAGGTAGGAAAGATCACGTATACCAATGGTATTGATTACGTTGAAGAGAATACTTCTAAGAATAGTTCTTCTGTTGCTAAGTATGTAACTAAAGAAGTTGTAATCAATAATCCAGCAACTTCTATTGATGTTCATCTCACTGCAAATACCAAGGATATTTCTAATATTCAAGTTCTCTATAAGTTCAAGAAAGCTTCTAGTCAAGAAAACTTTGAGGATATTGACTGGGTATTCTTCAATGGTACTGGACAACCAGATACACTTGAATTAGCAACTAGTGAGAACAGCATTTCTAGTGTTGTTGAGAAGCAATCTTCTTACCAAGATCTCAAGTACAGTGTATCTGATCTAGAGGAATTCTCCTCCTTCGCAATCAAGATTGTTATGAAAGGTGTTGATCCATCATACGTTCCTAAGATTCAAGATATTAGAGCAGTCGCATCTTTCTAATTTCCGCGTATGGATTACATCAAAGTTGAAGGGCATGATGGTCTCGTAAGAGACCAAAACACTGGTGCCATCATTAATCTGGATGATTCCGCTATAGAAGCTAGACGAAAGTCTAAGCATCTAAGTTCCGCGTTGGACGACATAAATATGTTGAAGAATGAAGTTTCCGAGATCAAATCTTTACTTAGAGAGTTAATTAAAAATGCCAGCAATTCAAGTAGCCAGAACTGATACCTTTGAAATTCAAAGGCAGAAAATTAACCAAATTGGCGATCAAATTTTTACAATCAGTGCTGGTGGTAGCGACCTTGCTACTGGCAATTTAAAACTTGGTGATGGTACAGTAACAGTTCCATCATTAGGATTTACTAGTCTTGCATCTCTAGGTCTTTATAGAAATGAAAATGGTGGACTTGGATTTGTCACCAGTGGAAAAAAGATTATTGATTATGATATCAACTCTGTTTCTTTTTACAAAGATGTAAATATTCAAAAGAGACAGATTGATGCTACACAAGTATCAATTCTCACAGTAGGTCAAAATTACGATACAGGTGATTACTCCAATGTACCATTAACTGGTGGTGCTGGTACTGGAGGAACTGCTGACCTTAATGTAATTGCATTTGACGGCAGTATTACAAACGCTGGTAGTGGATATATTCCTGGTAACTACGCTGGTGTAGAACTGTCTGATGGTTCAACAGCAACGTTTACTGTAGACGGCATTTCTGGTGATATCACAAATGCTGGTTCTGGATATCTAAACGGAACATACTTAGACGTTCCTGTTACTGGTGGCAATGGATCTAACGCACTAGCTACAGTAGAAATTGTTGGTAGTATTTCTTCTACTGGTTCTGTTACTTCTGGTGGTTCTGGATATGCAGAAGCAACATATCAAGGAGTTTCTCTAAGAAATGTTCCATTACAAACATATGTTATTACTGCAGTTGCAAACCCAGGAACTCCACCACCAACAAATGTTTATGCTGTTGGAGGAAGCACACAGCAATCGTTGACTCTTGTTAGAGGAAACACTTACAGATTTGATATTTCAGATGCTTCCAATAGTGGTCATAATTTTATTCTAAGACAAAATGATGGAAATAGATCTTTCTTAGATCTCAATTATTTCTTAGAGAACAAAGTTGGAAATGATGGGGATGCTGGTGCATTCGTAGAACTTATTATCAAAGAAGGAGCTCCTCTAGGTACAATCATTTATGATTGTGAACCACATGTTGGTATGGGAGCTACGATTACTATTATTGATGGTACAGCAGGCAACTCTGGTTCTGGTGCTACAGCAGACATTGATGTCAATGCTTCTGGACAAGTTTCTGCAGTAACTATTACTGCACTTGGCAGCGAATATACTTCAAATGATACTTTGACTGCTGATAGTATTGCACTTGGTGGAGGTAGTGGATTTGTTTATACCTTAAGTAATGTATCTTATACAGGAACTGTAACTGCATTTACAGTTACACAGCAAGGTTCTGGATACCAAACAAATGATGTAATTTCATTTGATGAAACTCAAGCTGGTAATGTAGGTGGTTCTGGTTTTCAATATACCATTACATCTAACCCTTATTCAATATCTACATTTGATTTTGATACCAGAGATACTGGAAATAGCGTAGGAACTGTTATTTCTCTACCAACAGGCGTAACTGGTTTAACAACTACTCTACCAGGAGCAGTCACTGGTCTCTCTACAACATTGAGTACCGCTTCAGATCAAATTACTGTTACAAGTGTTGCTGGTATTCAAGTAGGAATGTTTGTAACGCTTCAAGCTGGTAATGTAGGTGATCTTCCAGCTGGTACAACTGTTGATAGTATTATCAATGCTACAACAATAAGACTATCGGCTAATCCAACTTTAGATGGTGCTGCTGTATTAGATTTTACATCTCCAGATTTAACTACGATTACGGTATCCAGTATTGCTGGAATTGAAGTTGGAGATTTAATTACTGTAACTAGTGGTACTGGTGTTCTCGCAACAAATACAACAGTTGACGCAGTTGATTCGCTAGGAAATACAATTACGTTATCTGTAGCTCCAACAACTCCTGGACCAGCAACACTTTCATTTACAAAAGCATTTGGATCAGGATCTCCTGCTTTTGCATACACAGTAAATGTATTAGGTCCAATCTCAGGATTTGCCATTAATAATGGTGGTAATGGTTATCTAGAAAATGATTTACTTTCTGTAGATGCAACAGATCTTGTTCAACCAATTGATAGAGTTGTCACTGTTGTTGATGTTCAGTCTTTAACACTTCAAGGAACTGTTGCATCTTCAGTCATTAGTGTTGGAGATGAAGTTACAACGGGAACTGCAACTGGAGAAGTTTATGCAGTATTCAGCACTGGTGGAAATATTGATTCTATCTTAATTGAAAGTATTAACTTAACTGATGGAGATACTTTTACTGTTGTAGGTGGTGGAGCAACTGTATATACCGTATTAACAGCAGGTCTTCTTTCTCAAAGGTATTTGATTGATGGAGCAGTTACTCCAAATCTAACACTTTATGTCAATAACACATACAAATTTGATCTATCCGATAGTTCTAACTCCACATCAGAATTTGCTTTAAGTAGATACAGAGATGGTTCTTTTGAACCCAGTTTAGTTACGGGTGTTAACGCTGTACTTTCAACAGCCACTGCTGTTGTTACAGTTCCAGATTCCACTGGAATTTTGGCAGGAATGGAAGTTTCTGTTGCATCTGGTGCAGGCAGTGTAATCAATGGAACTAAAGTTTTATCAGTTG